GGCCTGTTTTAGCAAAGGACAGTCTGCCCGATTGGTACAAAGAAACACAACCCTACATAAACAACAACAAAGCAAGCGCACTCGTTAATGGCACGTTTGTTTCAACTGCGACTGTTAAAAAGTGTATGCCCGTTTTTGATGTTATGACAGCGGGGTACCTAATAGCCGCTTGGGCAGACATAAAAATTTATAACGAAAATGGCGTCATTTATTATGATATCGATAGTCAAATTCTAGGGAGTCATTCTACAAGCCAAGTTGGCAATCATTTTGCTATAAATAAAGACGACGATTTGGTGGCAAAGTTCATAAACACTTGGGCCATTAAAACCCCAGAAGGCTACTCTTGTCTTTTTATACCACCCGCACATCGCCCCAACGTTATCTCTATTATGCCAGCCGTTGTGGACACAGACTCATATAACTTGGCGGTGCATTTTCCGTTTGTATTGGCCGATAGGGGTTTTGTGGGCGTCATTCCTAAAGGCACACCACTTGTGCAAGTCATTCCTTTCAAGCGTGACGATTGGGAGATGGAGTGTTTTGACGCCAACCCAGAAGAGCAGAACGCAACACTGAATAGGCTCCACTCGATGGACTTCAACAGCTACAAAGAGCAGTTCAGAACGCCAAAGAGTTACAACTAACCACCACTACTCAACAAGGTCGGGGGACCAATGCGCTTTCACGTTGTAGCACTACCGCACACAAACGTAACAAAAGACTTTACAAGCTGCGCGTTCACTGAAAAAGTGCGCAGGTTTTGCAAGATGATGACCGACCTCGGGCACGAAGTTGTGCTCTACGCTGGCGAGAAAAATGAAGCGCCAGTGACCGAGCACGTGGTCTGCATCAGCGAAGACCTCAGAGCTGCAGCGGTAGGCACGAACCACTACACCACAGCTTCATTTGATACCAACTTGCCGCATTGGCAAGTCTTCAATGCAACTGTCATCAACAAAATGCGTGAGCGCCTAGAGCCAAAAGACTTCATTTGCTTGATTGGCGGTTCTGCGCATAAACCGATTGCAGACGCTTTCCCGAATCACACCTCGGTCGAGTTCGGAATCGGGTATGGCGGCACTTTCGCCAAGTATCGCGTTTTCGAGTCTTACGCGTGGATGCACGCCATCTATGCAGGGCACACCAACCCGACCACCGTGGACGGCGGCTTTTTTGACGCTGTCATACCTGGGTATCTCGAGCCTGAGATGTTTCCAGAAGGCAAAGGCGACGGCGATTACTATTTTTTCATCGGTCGCATCATCGACCGCAAGGGCTACAGAATCGCCCAAGAGGTCTGCGAGCGGCTCGGCAAGCGTTTAATCCTTGCGGGCCCTGGCGAAGGTTCTGGGTACGGCGAGTTCATCGGAAACGTCGGGCCAGAGCAAAGAGCCGAGCTTATGGGTGGCGCTATTGCGCTGTTCGCACCGACTCTCTATATTGAGCCATTCGGCAACATCGCCATTGAAGCTCAGGTCTGTGGCACTCCGACGATTACAACTGACTGGGGCGCTTTTACAGAGACCAACATCAACGGCCTGACGGGCTACAGATGTCGCACTCTTGCAGATTTCGTTCGTGCAGCAGAGGACGTCAAGTCACTCGACCGTGCAGCGATTAGACAACACGCGATTGAACGCTACTCGCTTGACGTCGTAGGCAAGCAATACGAGGACTATTTCTACAGGCTGCTGACCCTCTGGGACGGCGGCTGGTACCAACTCGAGACAGAAAAGGCCACTAAATGAGCTTATCCAACAGACTGCGCAAGGCCAGCGAACAACGAGCACAGAACCAATTCGTTGAACCGCTAGTGCCAGGCCGTCCAGCATACTCATCGCCCGCAGGCGTTGATGTCAATGCCGACACGGCTGTGCGTATGTCAACCGTTTACGCGTGCGTGCGCCTTTTGGGTGATACAATTGGTTCCTTGCCCCTCTCTGCTTATGTACGCAGAGGCCGCAATCGAATCTCATACGCCGCAGTCTATGGCACACAGCCAGAGTGGGTTTACCGCCCAAACCCCGACACCACACGCCTGGAGTTCTACGAGCAGGTCATTACCTCTCTCAATCTACACGGCAACGCTTTCATTTTAACGGTGCGCGACGAGCTGGGCGACGTGATAGAGCTGTACTGCATTAACCCTCAGAACGTGCGCATTCGCCGTCCTAGCGCAGAAGCCGAAGTCTATTACGAAGTTACAATCGGCACCAATAGCCAAAACAGCTTGTATGACGGCTTGCAGTCTGCAGAAGCCGCAACAAAGACGATGATTCTCACAAAGCGCGAGATGCTGCACATTCCGCTGTTTAGACTCCCAGGCCAACTGCTTGGTCTCGGTCCAATCGGTGCAGCCCGCATCACTTTGGGCTCTGCGATGGCAGCCGAAGTGTATGCGGCCTCTTATTTTGGAAATGCGGCCAACCCAGGCGGCGTCATTGAATCTCCTGGCGAATTGACAGAAGAGCAAATCACAGACATCGCCCGCAACTGGAATCTTTCACACACTGGCCCGTACCGCGCTGGCAAGCTTGGCGTGCTGACTGGTGGCGCTTCTTTCAAGCCGTTGACATTGAATGCGGCAGACGCTCAACTGCTCGAAGTGCGACGCTTCGGAGTCGAAGAAATCGCTCGCCTTTTCCGCGTCCCGATTTCACTACTCGGCCACCCAGTGGCTGGCGCTATGAGCTTCGCATCTGTTGAAGCTCAGAACCTGTCCTTCGTGCAGCACTCACTTCGTCCACTCTTGGAACGCATTGAGCAAGCACTCTCACCATTACTGCCAGAGCAAGACGGCTTCATCAAGTTTAATCTTGATGCGCTACTTCGTGGCACAACACTCGAGCGCTATGAGGCTTACACCAAGGGCTTGAACGAGGGCTTCTTGTCGCTGAACGACGTTCGCTCAGTCGAAGACCTCAGCCCAATCGGCGAGGCTGGCGACCAGTATAGAGTTCCACTGCAGAACATCGACGCATCTGATGCAAAAGACGTTGGTATGAAGCTCAGAACAGAAATCGCGACCACCCTAATCCAAGTCGGATTCGAGCCGAAGGCAGTCCTTGCGGCTGTGGGCTTGCCACCGATGAGCCACACGGGAGTTCCAACGGGCCAGTTGCAAGGACTTGCAACGCTTGACCCGACTAACCCATCGTCAGTTTATGAGGTCAATTGATGCCATACTACATTTCGGACCAGCAAAGCGATTGCGCGGGCTGGGCAACAGTTAAGCAAGAATCAGACGGCAGCTACACCACACTCGGTTGCCACAACACCAAGCAGGGCGCCATTGACCAAATGGTTGCGGTTTCTGCCGAAGAAGGCATCGAGCCAAGTGGTGAAGTCAGCGAAAACGATTCCGTGGGGGAAGACAGGAGCAAGATGAAGAAAATCGAGCGCCGCACCTTCACAGTGCGCAATATCGAAACACGCGAGGCAGACGACGGCGCGATGCGCTTGTCGGGTTATGCTGCAGTCTTTAACGACTCGAGCGTGCCGCTTCCATTCAGTGAGCGCATCGCTCCTGGCGCTTTTCGCAAGACTCTCAGCGAGACTCCAGACGTGAGGCTCTTAATCAATCACGAAGGTTTGCCTTTAGCCAGAACCAAGAACGGCACGCTCGAACTGTCAGAGGACGAGGTTGGCTTGCGTTTTGATGCAGATTTGCCAGACACGACAGAAGCACGCGACTTGTGGACTCTAATCCAGCGCGGCGATGTTGACCAGATGAGTTTCGCTTTTCGCGTTATTCGCCAAAAATGGAACTCAGACCGCACAGAGCGCACACTTACCGAGGTTTCATTGGCCGACGGCGACGTCAGCGTCGTTACTTACCCAGCCTATCCAACGACCACAGTGGAAGCGCGTGAGCACCTCGCAAATGCGATTCAAGCTGTCAAAGAAGGACGCGAAATCTCAGGCGAGTCGCTTATCGTTTTGCAGAGCGTGTTCGAGAAGATGTCCGAAGGACACGAATACGTAATGGAAGCCGTCGAGATGATGGCCGCATTGATGGGCCCACAAGAAGCGCCTGTTGAAGACCAGAGCTTTGACCCAGACGAGATGGACGACGAAGCTTCGCAGCCTCGCTCAATCTCGCTTCGTCTTGCAAAGGCGATAGTCAACAGCACAAAATAGCATTCTGGTAGCAAATCGCTATCAGATACCGAAGTCGGAGCGACTCTCACACCCTACAAGCGCCGTGAGCCCAATCGCCACCACCTCGAATCCAAACTCATAAGGAGCAGAATACGATGTCATTCCTTGACAAAGTTATCGAGCGCCGTGATGTAGTTAAGGCTGAAATGGATGCAGTTCTCGAAGCAGTAGCAGAAGAGAACCGCACCGACCTTACTGCAGAGGAGACCGAGAAGGTTGACGCTCTTGTAGAAGAGTCACGTTCACTCGATACAAAAATCGAAAAACTAAAGACACAAGCTGATGCAGACGCTAAGGCTGCAGAAGTACGTGCAGCAGATGCACCAGTTGCAACTCCAGCAGGTGGCGCACGCGTCATCTCTGAA